TTGCGGTTCTCTTCCATGCGCTTCAGCCATTTCAGTAATTCTTTCTGAATTTCAGGCCATTTTGCCGTGTGCTCACATTTGGCTCCTACCCAGCCGATAGCGTGCTGAATACGCTCCGGATACATGTTTGCTATTTCCGGGGTTCTGCAAATGGCCTCGACAACATGCCCCTCAAAAGTGCCTGCTTCATCCTGGAAGAGGGCAAAGGCGGCAGGGAGATCGGTTTTCTGAATCTCTGTGGAGTCGTATTTAACAAGGACCGCAATTTTTTGCTGTGTAGAGAGCGCGTCGAAATTTACCGGGCCTGCGTCACGCAGAATCGGATATCCAACTTCTTCGGTCCATTCGTAGGTGTATAAATAGTCTGTATCCCAGGCGCCGCGAGCAGGGCGATGGGTAATATGCGGCCCATCTTCACAAACAAGCATTTTGTATGCGGCAGACTGGGCGTGTTCATATTCTTCCAGAAAAATTAAATTGCCTTTCGCTTTTGCATGTTCGATATTCTTCGCATTAATACTTGTTGCCACGCGTTTAATACCTTGCCGCTCAGATTCTGGAACAGGAAAATATCCTACGATGTGAGGTTTTTGTTCATCAGTTTGAACTTTCATTTCTGTAGTCATGATGATTTACCATTTATTAAATGAGTTATATCTTCGTGTTACCCTGCCTTTAGTAAGCAGGGCGGAAACTCTGTTTCTATATCTGGTCTCGCAGTCTTTACTTTTACAGAAGTATTTAATTACACGTTTGGAGCGAAAAGATATTTCTGCCGGATAAAGGGCGCACGAATCCCCGCGCCTGTAGCATTCAGCGCAATAACATGTGGTTTTCATTTTTTAGTAGGCGTGTTGCCTGAAGAATTAATGTCTGGTCTGAACCTTCACAAAGTTACTTACCACATCCGTGATATCGTAATTACGGGCGTGATAAACCACTTCAAACAGCGTCGGTGAGTAGTCCCCAAGAGGTTTTCCGTGACCATCCAGTAGGATCTGAACTTCATCATCTTTAACAAGCTTATTGCAGTAGGCTCTGGAGAGAATTAGTTTACCTCTGCGAGTCACTCCGGCCCTCCAGGTTCTGCCCTCATGACGCACCAGCATGCCCGGTATGACACAGAAACGCAGTACTTCCATTATTCCGTAATGTTGACCTTTCATAGTTAATTTTCCCTTCATTCATGTCCACTTTGAAAATAATAAGTGCAGTATGTAAAACTCCGTCACATTCTTTGAGATACTTACTGGCTAATTCTTTACTGGCTCCGGTACGTAGAATAAATAATTCGATAACCTGTATCTGGTCCATATATTCACCATCAGATAAAAAGAATGCCCACCCTGAGATGGGCAAAGACTACACACAGCAATTATTATTGTGGTGCCGGGACTCGACCCCGGATAACGTCTGGCCAGCCCGCATGAGATACACTGGGTTGCGAACCTTTTGTAGAGCTCAACTCCCTCTGCTGAGGGCGCTTTATCCAATTAAGCTACACCCACAACCGGAAGCGCACTCAATGAATTTTGATTTAACGACAAAGCTTAAAAAACAGTAACGAGTGCGCTTTCGTGTTGTATGGAAATTCTGAAAACCTCTTGGTCATAAGCTACTTATTCATCAAGCGCCCGCCGGGCGCTTTTTTCACCCTTATCGCCGGGTAGGCGGAACATTTCAGCTTCGTAATCACTGCGTCGTGGTTACGTGATGGAATGATGTTAAGTTTGCTAACCGGAAAGTGCAAGTATTTTTTGTTGATAAAACTTACCATGGTGGGCGTGAAAAAGTAACCGCTTGATTATTGGTTATTTTTTGTCTTGGCGTTTACGCGCTTTCAAAAGTTCGTCGAATAGTTTGTTGAAGTTCTTAACTCGCGCGCGCAGGTTTTGAACCTGCGCTATTTGCTCGGATTCAGGGAGGGAACGATACAACTCTAATACTTCCTCCTCATCGGGAGTGAGGGAAGTAAGGTTGTTAACGGACTGAGGTTCGGCCGGTTCTTTGTCTTCATCACCAAACAGAATCCAGGTAGGAGAGCACTGTAGCACCTTGGCTAATGCATGGAGGTTCTTACCAGATGGTTCAGTATTGTCGCTTTCCCATAGCGAGATAGTGGCGTGCGAAATCCCGAGAGCCTTGCCTAAGTCTCGTTGCGTTAAGCCAATATCCTTTCGGCGCCTCAAAACACGCCGGCCTAAAGTTTCAGTAGTCATGTTTAGTTATCTTAATTCTTCTTGACTTGATATGTCTTACCAAATAGTCTTGTTGATAAAACTTAACAAGAGGTGTTTTTGATGTTCAAAATTGACGCCATCAGTCATTTCGGTACGAGCACAAAAGTTGCTCAAGCAGCTGGTGTTGCTCGTTCTGCAGTAAGCCAGTGGAAAACCCTGGTTCCTGAACGATGCGCTCAACGTTTAGCTGACGCTTCAGGCGGGGCTCTTCACTACGACAAAAACCTTTACGACGAGTACCGCAAGAAAAAACGACTGAACCGAAAAATTAACACTGAACCTCAAGAGAAAGCTGACTAATGGAAATCAAAAAACTCGGCATGGAGCTGGAGCAATGGGCTGCTGAGAAGGGCTGGAAGACCATCACGCCGATGATTACGGCGCATCACAGCGGCAATTTGCTGGAAAGCCTGAATATTCAGGACGCGAAAGAGTACAGCCGCCGGTTGCATAACAACACGCAGACCATCAGGCGCGCTTTCCGCGGCGACTCGCCAAAGTACCGCTGTAACGCTGAAGCACTCAGCTACGCCGTACAGGCGGCAATGGACGCCGAGCTGGCTAATTTGGCCGCCCAGCAGCTGCGCGCCGCCGTGGCGAACCGCGAGTGTATCGAGGCGACGAACGCCGTGCTGATGCGAAAACCGAACGAAATTATCCGCAAGGAAACGCTGGAAGCGATTTATGCCCTGGCAGATTTTCTGCCGGGTTACGAAGTAAAGCTGGTTCCGGCAGTACCGAACGCAGCCTGAGGTTCAGGAGGTTAGGCAGTATGAGTCTCGACGCAATGCGATGGGCAAAAAAAGTGAAAACGGGCAGATCATCAGCTAAGTCTGTGCTTACCTGGCTGGCTGATATGTGCGGTGCGGATCTAACGGCATACCCTTCGATTGATGCGCTGGCCGAGGCTACTGAGTTGAACAAAAAAACGGTCCAGGCCAGCCTGCAATATCTCATTGCACAGGGTTTTATTGAGGATACCGGCGCCCGCCGCGGGCGCACCAAGCAGATCCCTGTATACCGGCTACTGGGAGTTGAAGAAAGCATTGCCGACGCCGAATGCACCCAAAAACGGGAACATTACCAAAAACGGGGGGCTTTAAACACACCCAAAAATGGGAACGTTAAACCAAGCACACCCAAAAATGGGTTCGTTAAAAACAACCAAACGATCCCGTTTTTTCCGGCAAACGATCCCAAAAACGGGATACGGAATCCCCCAGAGGAACCTAAAGAATTAAACCCCACACATAGCGCACCAGGCGATGTTTCTGGTGGACCTGTTCCTGGCAACCTGGTCCCGGACTACCCAGGGCAATCCGGAATGAGTTTTTCGACAGCTCCGGGAATCGGAAAATTTCTGATGACGCCCGGCTGGGAGCCATCAGCCGATTTCAGGCAGCGTGCTGCGTACTGGGGAGCTGCAGTACCCGAAATGTTGAGCCGCCAGGGCTTGAAAGCCGCGCTGGCCAGTTTCACTGACTATTGGATCGCAGAGGGCAAAGTATTCAACCAGGTGCAGTGGGAGCAAAAATTTGCCCGCCACCTGCAGACAGTAAAACCATTGAAACCGAGAGGTAATAACCATGCAGGACTGGACTCAAAATCCACCGCAAACGCCGCCGTACAGCGCATGCAGGCCGTCCGCGCCCAACAGCTTCGAGCTCGAGGAGAAAGCGTGGAAATTCTGGCTGGCCATGGGGGAAATATTTACGAACCGGTGGGAGAGCAAAAACGGCTCGGCCCCGTCGGCCCTATGGATTGCGCAGATTGGGAATTTGACCAGCGACCAGATGACGAACGTCTGTAACGCCCTGGTCGCCCGCTGCGCAGCGGGTAACTCGTGGCCGCCTGATCTGGCTGAGTTTGTCACGCTGGTGGCGGACAACTGCGGAACCGTGCTGGGACTCAAAACGAGCGATGTGATGGACGAATACTGGCGCTGGAGGCGTGAATCATATCGCTACGATGCTGCGGATCAGTTCCCCTGGCGCCACGAAGTTTTGTATCAGATTTGTACTGAGATGCGCCGCACCGGTACCGAACGACAACTGACCGAGCGGGAACTTGAAGGGCTGGCCAGCAGACTTCTGGCGAAATGGGAAAAGCACCTAAGCAACGGATTTTCGGTACCGAAAGTGCGCAAACAGCTGGACAAGCCGCGCCACCCGTCAGGGCCAACGCCAGCACAGCAGTTACT